AATTTAGCATTCCAACTCCCACTATGATAAGTAGCATCTGACATAGGTCCAAAAGCTGAAGCTATATCAGCATCGGAAAATTGAATTAAAAATCTACTTGTTTGTGGGTTGGGATTAGAATAAGCAAAGGTTGTAAGAGTTGCTTCTACTATTTCATCTAATCCTGTATTCATATTAGGGAATAATGAATATAATGTAGCGTCTTTTTCGGGGAATATTTTTAATACTGCCATTTTATTATAAATTTACTACCCTTCCTTGGATATCTTGGTTTGGATATTTAACTTCAAAAATACTAGGATCTAAAGAAGGATAAATTACATTATTTTGTGTTGCCGCTGATATATCATAAGCGTATCTACTGTATCCTAAATTTTCTCCTACTAAATTAGTAATAGTTATATTTTGTACTGTTTGAACTCCTTCAATAGCATCTAACAAAATATAAAGATCTCTTAAAACAATAGGTTCATTAATAGCCCATTTATCAATAGCAAAATAATCTTTTAAAGCTGTAATACATCTTGTTAAAATATCATTACTATTAAAATTAGGTAAAACTATAATACTAAAATTAACTCCTATATTAATGATAAAAGCATCTTTAATATTAACAGAATCATTAACCATTCTATATTGAGATAAGTATGTAGTAATATTTTGTTTTAAAGCGGGCGATGCTGTGGTTAAACGATTGTTTACGTTATATGACAACACATACAAGTCTAATACGGACTGAGATTCACCTGCTGATATTGATTGTGCTTTTGTAGGTTCAATATATGCTTTTGATACTACACCATATTTAGCAGGCATAGATAATGTTCTTACTAAATAATCATCTTGTGTTACGTTACGTAATTGAGAAGCAAAGTTAGCAGAAGCATTTTGTCTAATTTCTTCAATCGTATCTCCATCTCCTCCACCATCAGCTGCTTCTGGGTTAGTAACTGCTAATGAGTTAAAGATAGTATTTGCTGTACTTGAATCTAAATTACTATTTAGGAATTGAATATTTCCTGTTATGTTAGTTAAATCATTAGCAGATACGTTTGCTGCTACTCCACCACCAGTCAAATATCTAACTACTAAAGTTGTATTTGAAGGGGCAATACCATAAGTATTTGTAAATATAAAATTAGATGGAGAAAATGCTGTTGTTAATTTACTTTGTCCAAACGGTAAACCTAAACCTACGTTATTTGGGTTGGGAATAATTTCAGCATCATTATCTGCTGTTGTTCCTGAGCCAAATTGAAGTTGAAGGGTTATGGAATCTAAGAAACGAGTAGCAAATCTTCTTTGAACTTGTTTTAATTGTAAAATATATGGAGTATCTCCAGAATATTGAGATAAATTAGGATCGTTTGTGTTTGTATTTTTTATAGAATCAAATACGGTTTCTTGAGCTAAATAATCTACTTCATACCATTTATCTCCTGTAGTTTGATCAGTAATATCTAAAATACCTACAAGTTTTTCGCCTGTTATTTCTACTGTAGAAAAAGGTACAGGAGCACCAAAAGCAAAAGTAGTTGTACTAACAACAGCGGAGGATGCTTTTCTTGTTTTCTTTAATAAGAAATACGTTGGATTAACTCCACTTACTGAGTATATAGAAATTTCAGTAGGATCACCAGAACTAGAAACTGAAAAATCTACAGGTTCTTCTACTAAAAAAGAAACATTACTATTACTTGTTGAAGTAATTACAGCATTTTGATTAATAAATAAAGAATAATCAAAGTCTGGGATGTAAGTAGAACCAGAAAGTTTTGCTGGGACTTGTTGGTAAAAATCAATAGGAGCAGAAGCAACTTGAGTTACATTTGGTTTGTAACCAAACATATAAGCCAACTCATATAAGTTATTTGTCTGACGAGCATATTGGAGATAGTTTTCTTGGATTTGGTTATCTAAATAAAATGATAAAACATCACCTACATAGGCGGCCATTTCCATAAACATCATACCAGGTGATGCTGGGGTAAAATCGTTATAAGTTGTTGGAAAATAAGTTCTAGCATAGTCAATCAAGCTAGCTCTTAGTTCACTAAAGTCCTTATTAATATAGGTTATATTTCTTTTTTTAGTAGCCATTATATAAATGCTAATTGTATTTCGTCACTTAATCCATTGACTTTTATACTAAATTTTAAAACTACATTAATTTGATTAAGATCAGGGAATGAATCAATTCCTAAACTTCCAATAAGTACATTCGGAAAATATGTAGATAATTGAGATTGAATATCTTGTTTTAAGTATTCAGTATTCCCTTCTGTAATCTGTTGGAAAATAAATGCTCTTAAATCTCCACCAAATGTTGGATTTAAATATCTTTCATTTTTATTTGTTAAAAAGAAATTAATTAAATTATTTTTGATAGAAGCTTGAGTAGTATAATTTGATTTAAAAACAGCAGGAGCATTAAAAGGAATATCAACCCCAACAGCAACCGAAGGTACCGTATCTATAGGAAATATTTTTTTAGCTCCAAATGCCATTATTTACCACCCATTAAAGCCATAATTTGATCTAATCCTACACTACCTTCAGGTAAAGCACCATTAACAGCATCTACAGGACCTTGTGGTTGAAAAGATCCATTGTATGCTGTGGTTGCTGCTCCACCACCTTGCATATCTTCTAGAATATTACCAAACATTGCTTGTCTTTCTTGAGGTGTTAATTGTTTTGGTTTTGACAAGTGAGGTTGAGCATAAGTATCTCTAACTGACTCTGTAACAATTGTCTTAGGAGCACGAACAGCTTCCAATAGAATATCTTTTAATTCTTCTTGAATAGCTTCCTTTACTGCTTCTTTGATAATTTTTTTAAAATCTGATGGTTTCATTGTTTATAAATATTAAGTTAATAAGCTTTTAAATTATCTCTATCAATAATTGTTTTTAATTCATTGATTAATGTTTGGGGATTAGTAGTAAATGATAATTCAGTTTGTATTAAAACAATACCTTGTTGATTTTTACCAAGTGCCCTTCTACGTTTTACTGTGGGTGTATAAGGTACTTCTTCTATTTCAATAATAAATCCGTTATATGTAGTTTGATTTATAGTAGCTTCTGCTTGTCTTTGAGCATCCGCACTATCATTTATTCCTTTAGAAATAGGAATGTAGGTTGAATTAGGACTACATTTTGTTAAAATATTATCTAATGAATTTAATACATTTACTATACTTAAAATATATCCATTAACTAAAGATATTGAAATAGCAGAGGTTGTAATTGATGATTGAATTTTATCTAATTTAGAAGTTCCTGTATTAGTAAATACTAATTTATTTTTAGCATCTTCTAAATCACTTAAAGCAGCAGGTACAGCTCCTGGAATGATAGGAACTATTTTAGCTGCAGTTGATACTACTGTTTTAGCAATTGATATAGTATTAATAACTGCTACTACTAAATTAAAATAAGTATTTAATCCTGTAATTGATTTAGTTATTGTATCTAAATTTGTCCCAATAGAATTTAATTGTCCTACTAAAGCATTTCTTTCTAAAATTAATCTATCTAAGGTTACTTGTGGAACACAAACCCCACCTGGTAAGGTTGCATTTTCTAATAATTTAGTAGCAATAGGATTTAAAAGTTGTTGAATAACTTTACCCTTATCATAAATTATATTACCTAATTTAGCCGAACCTTGAGGTTTTAAACTGTCAGGAATAGATTTTAAAAGTGCTTCTACATCAATATCTTGTATATTTGCCATTAGACAGTAAAGTTATTTTTAGATTTAATACTATTTAAATTTTGTTGTAAACCATTTAATATCGTTGACATTTGACCTGCTACAATATTTAAAGGTCCTAAAGGAGTACCAGGTGGAGTTGAAACTAATGTTGAGCAAATAGTCATAAATGCTTGTAAATTTACTATAAGTTGATTTAATAAATTAACCGTTTGATTTCCTAATAATAAAGGTTCAGTAGCATTTTTAGAACCTAATTTAATAGAAGGAGCTCCAACCACAAAATTAGCTTTAGTATCAAAATTAAATCCTTTAACAGCATTAAATCCTATAGTTTGTGCTGAGCTTAGTAGGATATGATCTGTTGTTGAGTTAAATACTAAACGACCTGAATTAATTATAATTTGCTTTCCAGCATATTGATCGGGGGATGTTGGTGCTGTTTTGTAGCTATCATAATTAGTACTAGAAGCTTTTAAGGGTATTTTTTGAGTACTTGTAGAATAAATAGAAGAATCATCGTTATTAATATCTTCTACTGTTGGAATCCAACCTTCTTCTGTTTGAATACCTTGGCCATTTCTAATAATTAAAATTGGATCTCCATCTTCTCCAACTGTTGACCAGTTATTAGGTGAATCTTTAACAGTTGAACCAATTCTAATACTATTACCCCATCTACCTTCATAAATCATATCACCTTCAAAAGGTAAGATTGGATGAATGTTTGATCTTTCTTTAAATGTTTTACCTAAAAATATTTCTGTAGATTGGTCTGTTACTCTTCTAACATTACCTGCTTCCGTTTGAATATAATCTTTTTGTTGAGTTGGGGGTAATGTATTTGGAAAAGTAGGGAAAGCATTATGGTGGGGATGATTCCAAAGAGAAACTATATTAATATAATATTCAATAGTATTTGAAGATATAGATTCAATTTCAGTATTAGGAAGAGTAATTAAGTAAACAACCTCATTTATTAATGGTAAATTTTTAAAGTTACCCGTTAAAGGTCTAGCTATAGGTAATGATGGTGATGGTAAAGGATTAATTATGTCCTCATATTCAATAATTCCTAAACCATTCCATTCCCCTAATTCTTTAAATCTTGGGTGAGTTTCATCTAAAATAATATTTAATACTCTTACAGCTCTAATTGAATTAGCTTGGATTTGAGCATTAGAAACCTCAAATCCATTATTAATATTAGCATTTAATTGTTGGTTGAGTGCTGAAAATCCATATTGAGCCATTATTTATCTCCTTTTAATTCGTTCATAGCCGCAAGTAATTGCTCTTTTTCTTCATCAGAAATTGTTAATTGACCATCAGATGTAGTAGTAGCCATAGCACGTTGAGCTAAAGCAGCCATCTTAATTAAAATATCATCGTTTTTAACACTAATTTCCATATATTCTTTAATTAAAGGAACTACCAAAGTAGCATCCCCAATATCAGAAATTAATGGTTTCAACTCAGAAATTAAAGCGGTAACCTGTTGATCTTTTTTCTTTTGATTATTATAGATTTCCTCTAAAACATCAGAGAATTTTTTATTTTTAAAAATTATGTTATCAAATTGTGACATAAATATACATTTAGTTTCTTATAAATATGAAAACTAAAACTTTGTATATCCGTGTTCCAAATAAAATATATAACCTTCTTTAAAAATATCATAGAGTTGATTAGCTATTTTAGTAATCTTAGGAGTTTTAACATCTACGATTTCACGGATATAGATATAAAGTGCTTTTTTATTAAAAATATCTAAATGTTCTCGTTTACGAAATAATTCTAAAATAGCATCCGCAATTTGAGCGTCATATTCTTTAGGAAATAAAGTATAAATATTCTTGGTGCAATAATCGGAGAATTCATCTATAAACATTGATAGACGTTCATCATGCGATGAATCATCAATGGTGTATGAATGTTCTTCGTCTTCCTCTAGAGTATCTAAACCAACAGTATCAATACGTTTTTTATAATTTTTCTGATTTGATAATATTAAGTAACGTTTAGCTATAGTTCCAAAGTAGGAATATGCTTTAGCTCCTCTTTCTGGATTAAATAAATGAATTTTAGATAAGAGAAAAGTAATTACCTCGTGTTGTAAATCCTCAATATTACTCACTTCAGTATAATAAAATTTAAATGTGTGAATAATATTTTCGGTAAGTTTAAAAAAAGCATAATGGATTCTATCGTGATAGATTCTACTTTTTAATTCAAAATCAGTAGTATTATTATATAATACAATAGCATCCTCAGTATCTTGAGTAAAGTATTGTATTCCCTTCTTTTTCTTTTTTACAACAACCTCTTCCATTATTTTGTGATATTTTTAATAACGAAAGAATTTAATGCTGTTTGAATAGTTTTAATTTGTTCAAAGAAAAATCCTACTTCATCATCGGATTTAAAGCTACCTTTAGCATCTACTTCCATTAGTTTCTTTTCGGACATTTCTATAGTATCTGAAATTTTGTTTAAGTAGGTCATATAACCGGCTAAAATATCTTCTTGTTTTTCATTCTTTTTAAGAAGATTAAAGGTCGTGAATCCAAGAGTCACGACCAATATAGAAAGAATAATAATTATTAATATCATAAGTTGTCTAATAGGTTTTTAAGCCCTTCACTCTTTACACTACCCAATGCTTTAGATTTGGTAGCAGAAGTAGCTGGAGCTGATTTATTATTACCTAATGTAAATGGTTTCTTTTTGGTCTCCACGCTACCCTGTAATTTAGGTAACCATTCTCTTTCAAACTCAATCCTAGCAGCCATTAAATCCGCCTGATGTATAATAAAAGGTAATGATGTACGTGGTTTTTGTTCGGGCATATAAGTCATTAAATACTTTTTATTTGCCTCATCATATAAACCATCATGTGTTTGAATAGTAATCATTTCATTAAATGTATACTGGATACCATGAGATTGGAGTAAGAATAAACCACGATCGGGAACAGAAGCAAATGGAACTTTAGTATTAAACATATAGTCCTCACCTAATTTTTCACGTCTCCAATTATCAGTCTGGGGTATATATGATTCATTTTCCTCATCTCCCATTTTACCTAAATCATGATTCAGAGCCGAAAATACTAATTCTTCTTTAGTGTAAGTTGTAGTATCAGCACCCATTGAAGCCCACAATTCATGGAGATGAAGAGCGCAAGTAATAACTCGGTTAACGTGTTCTACATACCCCCCAGGAAAAGCATTGTGGTATTCCTTTTTATGAGCAGCAGGCATTAACATCAAACGCTCATTATATTTTTCATAAAATTCAATTAATTTGGTCTTACGAGGTTCCGAAATGTGGTCTTCAATAAAACCCATCATCCTTATCCAATTTTGTTGGATTTGTTCTGCTGTTAAATTCATAAATTAATATTGGTTAATTTCTCCGGGACCTAAAGGTTCCTGTTGTACAAATGCTTTAGCATCACTAATAGATTCTCGCATTGTAATTAGTACTTCTTCTACTTGTTCTCTTGAACCACCACGATTCAAAAAGAAATGTAGTTTTTCAATCTCCCCCTCTGCCCTTTCCAACCTTCTCATTATTATTTCTCTATTTTTCATATTTTTTCTTTTCCCGTGATTGGAATATAATATTGGAAATAAGATACTCCAAGCTTAAGTTAAGAGAAGTTTTACAAATTCTAAATTCTTTTTGAGATGTGAGCATTTTTCATATTCTTCTTGCTCTTGAAAATAACTTATTGATAACTCTAAGGCAACTTTAAGATGTATATCGGCAAATCTATATAATGCTTCTTGGGCAACCAAATTATTTGGATCTACCTTTTGAATATAATTCCAAGCTCTATTAAATACTACAAATTCACCTGCTCTATCAACATCAATAACATCTAATCCTTCTTCCATTTGATCAAAAAATTTAAGTATCTGAGTATTAAATACTTGATGATTTTGGATTAATTTCTTAAACATCCCCACCCAGAATAAAGGATGATTTTTATAATCTAATGAAACATCGACAGCTTGAGCTTTTTCCTTTAAGGAATCAAACTCACCACCGTTAAACAAATTAAATATTTTATCGATATTCACATTAATACATATTATCGTTATATAATTTTATATAATGTCTATATTAAACGATCTTATAATATTCGCAGATCGCGTCGAAAATCAATAAATTATTTTAATAACGCGTAA